TGGCAAATATGTAAGCCATGAAGATTGCAAAGTAACCAATTAGAGTAAGTCCATCTGTTCTTGAAATTTCATTGGCATTATATCCGTCGATAATCATGTCATTGCCCATAATCAGAATTACTACAGCTGCCAGTAAACTGAAAGGTATTTCGCGCCAGACTGTATTTTTTTGAACCTTAAGCGGATATATAATAGCAGCAATGCCGAGTATTGTATAAAACCACATTATTTGTCGTTATTTAAATTCAAAAATATCAAAAATAAATCAAAATCAAAACATTTTGTCCACATTATTTGACATTTTTGGGGTTTGGCAGTGCATGACACTGCAAAAACAAACAAAAATTGCAACTTTTGGGACGGTGTTAACCACAAAAGTTTACAGTAAAAAGTTAACAGTTGACACCCTCATGTGTCAAAATGTCACAAATTTTTTTTGATAAAAAAATCAGATTTCGTGGGGGATTGTATTTTTGGGGAGCGGAAATTTTTTAATGTATGTTTAAAAAACGATTCTACAGTCCACCAGGTGAATTTACATTCATTACAAGCCCTCAGTCTCAGGATGGAAGACTTATACTTTTCTGATCTATAAACATTATTCTTTTTGCTGCGGCAGTTGGGGCATTCCATTGGTTTTGGAGTCTAAAATCTGGGTAAGGTTGTTAATTTGTTTTTCAAGCTGAAATGACCTGTTAAGTAGCGAAACTGCTAATTTGATTGTCTCTTTTTTGTTTTTTCCTCGGTAATTGGTGATGACATACTCCATCATATCACGGAATAATTCGGTGGCAGTCTCCTGAATCTGCAAATTTTCCAAATCTTCGGTCCATAGAATTTTTTTAATTGTATCTACGCTTACGGCATTGAAATGTCCGTTGAGAACGAGAGATGCGGTTTTCCTGCTTACGCCTTTTTTCTGGCTTAAATCTTTAATTTTCACTGAAACTGAATAAAGTTAATTCTAATGGCACTGCTTTCCAAATTGTATTTTTCTTTTTGGTTTCGGGATTAATTTTGGTTTCTTTCGTATCAATAACCAATCCCTCTTTCATTAACTCATTCAGCCGTGCATGAATTACATACACTCTCGGATTGCCGATTGCCTTGCTAATCTCATCTGCTGTCATACCTCCATGTTTAAGCAAAACAGCGTAGATTTTTTCGCACAATGTTTTAGCCTTATCAATTGACAATCCGAACGATTCATTTCTGACAAGCTCGGAATGATAACCTGCTCTTATAGGCATGTAAGAATGATTTTTATTTAGAATTTTTCATTGGTTTGAATCAGCCCGTAAAATGATTCAGAATCCATTTTATATGTAATTATTGGAGCTCCTGTAGTCGGTGATTCAAATGTAATCTTTACATTAAACCCCTTGTCCGTTAACCTGATTATTTCTTTTTTCAGGTCTTTCAGATTTGTTGTTTTTTCTGGTGTCATCATTATTTAAAGGTTTGATATTTACAATACAAGATATATCATTGTGTTTATGCAATTGATATGCCATGCATCGGTTTAATAGTTGTATTATTTCTTTATTAGTCATCAACTTAATTTTACATTTTCGATTTTAGTCCAGTCAGGTTCACAAATAAATGTCTCTTCCTGCTCTATACGAAGCCCTGCTCCTGCAAGGTCTTCATCTTTGATTTTATCAATTGCATAGTCTGCAAGAATTGCCTCCTTATCAATCTCTAATTTTTCTCGGAGATATTTTTTGCCAAAGAGTTTTTTAAGGAAGGCGATAGAAGATTCTACCTTCCATTTCTTATTCAACTGCAAAACTTTAGGTGGATTAGTTCTGAAGCCGACTTTCCCGTGATTAAGAATTTTAGTGCGTGTAGCATCAAATTCTGATTTATGTGCGATACAGAAGCTTTCGATTGCGTCCTCTAAAGATGCAGTGATTCCCATCAGCTCTGCTGTATCTTCTGCAAATTTATCTTTTATTTTCTGTATTTCTTCATTCATTGTTGCTTCCTGCCTTTGCAATTCTGCCTTTGCTTTACCAAGCACCAGCAATGATTGATCTAATTCTTCAAACGATTTGATTTTCATTGATAATATTCCTTTCTTTATTTCTTTTTTGAATTGCGTCAAGCCGCTGTATAATAAGTCTTTTATCCTGTTTATCAGCTAACTGCCAAATTGCTGACAGGCTGTAAAATTTCATCTCATGCGGCTTCAGCCTTCCTGCAATATGAGGACAGGTTTTGAGTATATAATTAAACATTGCCTTCCTTGACCATTTAAGTTTATGCTTTGCTATTTTATAAATAGCAGCGATCTGCTTATCATATATTTGCATACCATCTCCTGTTTGTCTTAAACATCTTATTGGCGAACTATGCAGAATCTGTTTAACCTCGTTAATTATGTCAATTTGTTTCATTTTTTTTATTTGGCAATTTCATGATATTCATTTTCAGGAAGAGTAAGGTATATATCAAGATTCCTTGTCTCAAGATTTATTTCTATTCTGTTGCCTCCGGGAAGTTTTGAGGCGGTTATCTTAACATTAGTTGATGATTTAAGTTCGTTGATTATCTTCTCTATTATAATCTCTTTCATGATGTTAGTTCAAAAATATTGTAATTACCCATTTTTTGTTATGGAGCATGATATGATATACAGCAATTGCATTGCTGAAGTCCTCATAACCGTAATATTCGCTTATAGTACTCATGCTCTCTCTCTGCTTGCTATTTTTTTGATCTGTTCTGGGTCAATACCAAGTTCAAGCTCCTTGAATGCTTCCAGCATGCCCATATATCTTGAAAGCAGTTCCTTGCTGCAGTTCTTGCCTTCTTTTTCAAGCCCTTTAAGTTCGTTGATTTTCATACCTAATTTAGTAAGCATGAACTCCTGTTCTAACTTTTTCCGTTCGCGTCTGGCTTTTTCTGCCTGTGCGTTATAGTAAGCTATCCCATCGATAGTTTTACGGAGAAGTTCAATGGCTTTGGATTTCTGTTTCGGCAGCTTCACGAGGTTGCCATTTACAGCCACATGAAGTTTGGATAAGCCGTTGTTTGTTGTTTGCATTTTCGTAAGTTTAGTTTATTGGACTAATTTATCTAATTCCGCCCAGTCTGCTTCGGTAATCTCGTTAGTTTTTGAAACAGCCTGTGAGGAAGCTATGACTTCTTCTATTTTTTCTATTGGCATTGCATTTTCAATCAGCTGCTTGATTTTACGTTCTTTTTTACGCAGCTCACCTGATACCTTTCCGTTTGCTCCAATTACAGAGTTAAATTCAACATCGTTAACAAGCGCTGTTTTTTCAGCTATGACTTTGGCGATTTGTTTGTGATATTTATTAATCTGATGATTCAGCTTATTAACACGCAAAAGCTTTTCTTCATTAGGCAACTCTCGCAAGTTGTACAGAGTTGTAACGTATTCGCCTTTTGCAACCTGCCAGCCGGTTATGCTATCCACAATATTTGTAGTTGCATATAAATCTATCTTGCTGTAGTCATTCGGCATATAGGCAATTATATATTTTCTGTTATTGAATGCAGGAGGCAGGGCATCTTTAGGTGTGTAATAGTAAACTTCGCCGTTACGGATAAGACTAATCCTGTTGTTATCAAATTTTTTAACATCGTTACATGAATAAGCATAACGGAGTACTGTGTCGCTTATCTGGTTTTTATTCCAGTTTTTCCAGTATGAATTAAACAGATCACGGATTGATATTCTGATTCGTTTTCCGTCAATGACTTTCCGTCGTTCACGTGTTTCATAAAATCCGAACAGATAATTTTCAAGCGATTTTTTGTATTGTTCGAAAGTAACTTCAGGCTGTGGAGCCGAAAGTGCAGCGGTCGGATGTCTGCCTTCCTCCGGGTGATTAGAGCCGGTGAAGTTAGCCTGAAAAACATCATGTTCATTTTTAATATATCCGAATGCTCGCTCAGCAGGTGACTTATCCGTTGGCTCGTAAGGTTTGGAAAATTTTATTGCTAAGCCTAATTTGTTGCAGAACTCAACAAATCTTTGCGACTTGCCAAGTCCGTTGTCAATTAAAATTCCTTTAGCCGGTCTTCCGAATTTTTGAAGTGCCTCAATTAAAGATAACACCAAATGTTCAGCTGTAAGCCCGTCACTTGTAACTAACAAGTAAGAAAGGACTTTCTGTGTTTTAAGTTCTTTCCAGTACCAGCCGATAATAGATTTTTTCTCATAGACTCTACGAGTTTTATTCCATACGAGCACTTTGTCAATATCGCTTCTGTGATCATCGCCAACTATCCAGTCGCCGAAGTTTACATGATCGGTAAATGCACCCGGTACACGGATTTTGTTTTTCTTCCATAAATTAAAATGATTAAGATACTGGTGATGCTCCCGTGATGAGAGCTTCGTAAACTCTTTTTGTAATGTTCTGTAAAGTGTAGTGCGCGGAATTGCTGCTATTTCCCAAAAGTCTTCATTTTCTTTCGCATACTTTAATATTAAATCTGTTGTTAATAGCAGATTGCCGCTTATCCGTTTACCGCCTCTGCCTTTACGTCCTGAGCCGGCTGCTTTGAAATAAAATTTGCAGGCAAGCATCAATATCTTTTCAAGTGTCGTATTAGAAGATAAAGTTTTATTTCTGTATTGCTTTTGCTCCTGCCGTTTTTTTCTCTCAATCTTACCTGTTGCCATCTTGCGTTGAATAGAGCGGAGCGAATAACCCGCGAGCTTAATACCCAGATTTTTATAATGCTCAACTTTTTTCATTATCACTTTCAGGTTACTTATCCGTTCTTCTTTATCCGTTATCAATCTGGTAGCAGCTATCATGCTATCAAGCTCACGTTTAGCCGTGGCTACATCAATAGAGACTTCTGGTTTTGATAAGTTTTTCAATTTTATAATTTTTTTCCGCACAGCTATATGTGATAGCCCTACCTTGCGGGCTATCTGTCTGAGGCTTAACCCTTGTTTGTGAAGTTCTAAAATCTGGTTATCTGTCATGGTAAGCCCTATCCTACTATCTCCTTAATTTTCCGAATAATCTCTTTTTTGTTTTTGGGTTTAGCATTCACTGACAATACCTTCCATAGCCATACATAGCTAATTCCAAGCTTTTTAGCTATATGTTTCTTTTTTATTCCTGATTCCTGTATTCTATTAATTATATTTTTCATATATATTAATTAATAAATTTGTTGATGCGAATATATATATCTATTTAGATATAATGTCAATAGCTCTAAATATATCTTTTTAGAAAGAATGGATTTTTCAAAAAAAATTAATGAATTAAGAGAAGAGCTTGGTTTTCCGAATAGAAATACCTTTGCAAAAGCATTAGGAATACCATATGCCCAGCTTTACCGTTATGAAAAAGGCGAACAAAAGCCTGGAAGAAAATTTATAGAACGTATTAAAAAGATATACCCTGAATTTAATGAAGCTTTTTTTTTCGATGAGTTCAAGAGTTTCACATACGCAGCCGGTAGCAAAGAAGACTATGAGCAACAGATCCGTAAGCTTCAGGCGGATATTAAGCGACTTGAGGAAGAAAACAGAATCTTACGTGAAAATCTTGCTAAGATTGCTGTTATTACTCAAACTCTTGAGGTGAGTAAAAAAATAAAAAATAAGCCAAAATCATAAGGGGGGTTAAAAATTTATGAAAACAAAAGAAATTATTTGCCGAGCCATCAGGGAAAGAATTGTAATTAAATTCACCTATGACGAAGAAACCCGTATCGTTGAACCCTTTACACTTGGTTATCATAAGGAAACCGGCAATTTAGTTTTATCAGCTTATCAAGTCGGTGGTTACAGTAAAAGTCAAAGCGAACCTGCCTGGCGTCTTTATAACGTAGAGAACATTAGCAAGCTATCATTGACTGATAAACAAGCACAAAAGCATAGAAAAGGTTATAATCCGAAAGACAGCAGAATGTTATCAATCATTTGCACCTGCTAATGATAGAAGTTCTTTAAGTTCATCTGCTTTTGCATTGTTCCAGACACGAATGGACACAAGAACATCTTCATCATTCAAGGTGTCTTTCCAGCTGGCGACAGTACCAAGCAGATCTGACTTTGCACCAAGCAACGATAACGACCTCAGCAACTCCTGTATAATTTTTAAATCTGTTTTAGTCATAATTAATCAAAATAATAAATGAGCGATAACAAAGATAAAAAGCCTGAAGATAAGCCTGTAAAACCGGCTGAACCGCAAAAGCCGCCACCGCCGCTAAGAACTTCTGATGAATCGGGAGTAAACACATTCACACAAAAAGACGAGAAGAAAGACGCTAAGAAATAGACCATAATACAAGAAATACAAATTCAGCAAGAAACAGGAACAATGCAATTATTAAGCATTTACCTTTCTTTATAATAATTTTATTGTTACCGGAAAAATAGTCCGCTGTATTCTGTAATATATTTCTTTTGAATTCCCACTCTGATTTATGCAAATAATTTTCGTAAAGCCTGTCAGGTGCAATAAGTTTTATATAGCCGAAAAATTTAGTTGCAGAGCTTATCCCGACAGCAAGCACAAACAAAATTAACGCGCAGATGAAATAAAAGTCCCAGAATAATTGAGTATTGTAATTTTTCGCCTGCAGAACAAAAGTTATTATGCCGGCAGAAATCCCAATCCCCCAGCCAAGCAGTTTATCTGCCCTGCTTTCCATTGCATTGTAACGGTCTAATGTCCAGTCATAGGATTTTAACGCAATATCATAAGCATAAGTTACTGCAGGATAATTCTTTTGGTTTTGTTCTATATTATTCATCTTCCTTTAAGTTAATTTCAAGGATTAAGTTCAAACAGTTCGCCTTTATCATTTAACAGTTCAACCAGTTTGTTAAACTCAGCCTCAGCGTGTTCCTTGCTTTCATATTTCACGTCAACTTGTTTTAATTTCACGCCGTCAAGTATGAAAAAAGTTATGTAATGTCCGTTAAGTCCAAGCCTCTGTATAATTGCAGTGCTGTAAATTTTATCTTTTATTTTTATGAATTTCATATTCATAATTTAACTATTAGCACTAAAATTTTAAATAGCTTTCAACCCTGACTGAAGTCCAATCTTCAGCTATAAACCTCGCTGCCGGTGTACCTGTTACGGCTCTTGCCCGCCGTGATGTGTATATTCTGTTATCGCCGCCGGATAATGTTATATCCACAAGCGGCATTGTATTGATAATTGCATAATCGCCTGCATCGCTTAAGTGCGATACAGTCTCGCCTTTTGAGTTTTTCATATTTTTATCAACATGAAAGTTTTCAGCTCCCTGCTTCCACGCTACAAGCTCCCGGTCTTCAATGCTATCAACACAGTTATCGCATATATACAAAACTTTTTTATAAAACAAATTATTAATTGTGCTTACTCTATCCCAAACAAAAGGATTACTTTGTGGTACGGCAAATGTGTATCTGATTTTCTGATATACAATATCCTTAATGATGTAATAATCATTAACGCTACTTAGATAACTTCTTGTGTCTGATTTCCTTCCTGAGGCATCACCCGTAATAATAAAACTTGAATCTGGACAATAAGGCAGTATATAACTTTCAATATAATGTAATATAAGTTCAGTGAGCTCCCTTGTGTTACTGCCTGATATTTTAAATTCGTTGATTTGTATTCTTTCTATACCGTTAATCCACCATAGAGTGGCACACATTGGGTTTACGTTGAAATCATATCCAATTATGAAAACATTTTGTGTTTTCTTAATTATCTCACTGTAAACTTCTTTGTAAGATTTAATATTAACAGTGCTGTCAAACGAATGATACAGCTTATTGGCAGAAAGATTCACACATTCACCAAGCATATAGACACGTCTGAGTTTGGCATCATATTTATCTTCCAGCTGACGGATATAATCTGGAGATAGAAATATGTTATCATAGGTAGTAATGGTATCAAGATATATCTTTCTGTTTGATTTCATTTTAAAGTACTCGTGTCCCCAGGTCATTTTTTCTGGTTCTGCAGTTCCGCCCCAGCATCGTTCCAGCCTTACTGCTTTAGGATGCGAGATTCTTTCCCACCAGACAAGGAATTTTTCTTTGCTGATTGAAAAAGGTTCATTAAGATCCCCCGAAGCAGCTGTGATGCCCTTAAAGTTCGCATCAGCGCCGTAAATAAGAATATTCGCAATATCTTTTTTATTCCTGCCCCATATAATAGTAAACAGGTTCTTACTGTCACTCCAGTTGTAATGCAGATTATTCTGTTCGCATAATTCGGTTAGCACAGGCACAACAGTAACCCGTGCTAAATCGAAGGAAGGTGATAAAGACAGGTGATAATACGGGCGGTTGAGATAGGATAACAAAATTGCTTCTGCCATTAAAGTATATGTTTTCCCTGAACGGACACCACCGCGTAAACCTTTATGTAATTGTTTTGCTGCGTGAAAAGCAGAAGGCTTGGTTAGCTGATTGTAATTTGGCAGCAGTACCTTCAGCATCTCGCTTCCGTTCATTCCAGCCTTAAGCTCAATCTTTGCCTTCAGCTGGTTTTCTTTTTCTCTTATGCGTACTTGTTCAAGTAATGATAATGCCTTAGCCATCGCTCAGCTTTTTTATCAAAGAAAATATTTCATCTTCAGTTATATCCGGCTTTATTTCACGGCAAACTTTAATGAGCAGATCAAGATCAGGCGATATATTACCATAATCCACCTCCATTTTCTGGTACATACGGACAATTCTGTCGAGGTCATTTATATTGCCAGAGATTTTAGCAAGCGATACCTGGTATGATATTAGATTGAATATCTGCGAACGCAAGTATTTATTCCTGTCAAGCTGTAGACGATTTTGCTCATCCGCTGCTCGGTTATATGCATCAACTAACGTAAGTATTATATCCTGACAATGCTCCTTATCCAAAATAAATGACACATTTTTATATTTGAATTTAATTCCGTTTTCAGGGGCAATCAGGTCATACTCAAAAAATTTCTCAAAGAATTTTTTTGCCTCATCGCCGAACATTGTTGACTTATCCGTTGCCAGCTTTGGCTCTGTTCTTGATGCAACTCTGTTGCTGATTTTTTTTCCGGTTTTTTCTTCAACAATCTTAACAGCTTCCTTTTTCGTTTTGCCTGATGCTCTTGCTTCTGTTAGCATGATTTTATCTTTGTCAGTTAAATTTTTTCTTGGCTTACCTGAATCGCTCCTTGGCTTTCTTACTATTTTATCCTTCTTCATATCTCTTTGAATTGTTCGTATTGATTTGTTATATTTTTGGGCAACAAGCTCACGCTCTGCCAAATATTTATTTTTATCTGTTGCCTTCAGCTCTTTCAGGCGGTTAATATCTTTTTGATATTGAACATTCATTTAATTGCCTGTTGTATGTTTCTGACTATTCTCGGATAGTCCTCTTCCGGGATAGAAAGATAAGGACGGGCTGGAATTGTTATAACGTTACCGGATTTACGTTTTATATCACCGCCTTCGTGATGTATTCTTGCATATGGTAAAGTTGAGCCAACTTTAACCGATGATGAAGATTCATCAATTACTATATTAATACGTCTCATCAAAGCTCCAGATTTAATTAAAGTTTTTCCCCCGTGTTTCTGGACACGTTTGCTTACTTTCCACCTTACAGGTCTGCCGCTTGATTCAAAATTTTTGTTAATTGACTCCCT